GCTGCGGCTCCGGTAAAAAGTGTTGCTCAAACTGAGGCGGAGCGTGACGCGGCTTCCGCTCGCGCTCGCGCAGATGAACGTGCGACTTCCTCTGAGCGCTCTGAGATGCAAGGCATCCAACGCAGACGCCGTTTGCGCCGCTCTGGTGGCTTGAGGTTGTTGTTCTCTCCTGCGCGTCAAGAGGGTCCAGATCAAGAGGTAGTCACTAAGCTTGGTGGAGGTAGCTAATGCTTGTTGCGGCAATTCTTAAAGGCGTTCTTTCGGGTGGAGCTAAAAGCAACGACTCTAAAGCGATGCGCCCAAGGTCTCGAGGTGATGCGGCAAGAGACAATCGCTCAAGGGATATGATTGATACTGTTATGCGTAACAATGAACGCAGCAACAATAAGAGTGCTGGCACTGGAAGCTATGCCAGAAGGGGTGCTGCTGGTGCGTCTCGCGGACCCACTGTTGCGCAGCAAGTGGCTGCTAGGGCTGCTGCAAAACTAAAAGCTAAGAAGGCTAAAGGCCAATCTCGCCGCAAGAAATATGAAGCTGCTGAGACTATGTCTAAAAAGATGAAGCTTATATTCGTAGATTAGAAAGGTTAGATATGACCCAGATCAAATCAGATCCCCGTGTACATCACAGAAATCGTCCGGCTGTTGAGTTAGTTCGCGCCCGGAATGCCAAGGGTGGGTTTGTCGCTGACGATCCCAATACACCTGAGAATGAAGCTTGGGTAGAAAAGCCAAAGGCCAAAGCAAAAGCCAAGCCTAAAGTTAAGAAGTAAGATATGGTTAAGAAGGCGCACCAAAATCCGAAAGGTGGCCTCAATGAGGCTGGCCGTAAGCACTTTGAGCGTAAGGATGGGGGCAATCTAAAGGCTCCCGTAAAGACAGGAACCAATCCCAGGCGAGTAAGCTTTGCTGCTAGGTTCGCTGGGATGAAGGGGCCAATGAAGAATGAAAAGGGTGAACCCACCCGCAAGGCACTGGCTCTAAGGGCATGGGGCTTTGGATCTGTTGATGCGGCGCGTAACTTCGCCAATCGTCACAAAAAAGGATAAGTAAATGGCTCGGCTAAACGTAAGAGATCTGATGGAGCGTGAGGCCAAGGCCCAATCCCGGAAGGATCAATGGCGCACTATCTATGAAGATTGTTATGAGTTCGCTCTACCGCAGCGTAACTTGTACGATGGCAACTATGAGGGAGGCACAGCCGGTCAGCGCAAGATGGGGCGTGTGTTTGACTCCACAGCGATCTCTGCGACACAGCGCTTTGCTAATCGCATCCAGGCTGGCTTGTTCCCACCTCAGAAGCAATGGTGTCGCTTGGAGACCGGTAGCGGCATTCCAGAGGCTCAGACGCCACAGGCACAGGCTGTACTAGACGCATATACAACTCGTATGTTTGAGGTTATGCGCCAGACTAACTTTGATCTTGCTATGGGTGAGTTCCTGCTAGATCTCTGCGTTGGCACAGCCGTTATGATGGTAACGCCAGGTGACGCGGCTACGCCTATTCGCTTCACTCCGATCCCTCAGTATTTAGTTTCCATTGAGGAAGGGTCATTCGGAAACGTAGATAACGTCTACCGAAAGATCCGCATGAAGGCGGAAGCGATACCGCAAGAGTATCCAGATGCAGAAATCACGCCAGAGCTGGCTGATGCGATATCACGATCCCCGTCCAAAGAGATCGACCTGATGGATGCTGTGGTTTATGACTATGAGAAAGGCATTTACTGCTATCATGTTATCTGGCCTGCCAAGCGGCAAGAGCTTGTATATCGCACTATGAAGTCTTCTCCGTTTATCGTGGCTCGATACATGAAGGTTGCCGGTGAGATCTATGGCCGTGGCCCATTGGTTACAGCTATTGCAGACATCAAGACGCTCAATAAGACTGTTGAGCTAGTTCTCAAGAACGCATCTCTGTCTATCTCTGGCGTATATACTGCCGCTGACGATGGGGTTCTCAATCCACAGAACGTCAAGATCCAACCTGGTGCAATCATTGGCGTTGCCCGGAATGGTGGCGCACAGGGTCCGTCTTTGTCTCCTCTGCCCCGTGCTGGTGACTTTAACACAAGCCAGATTGTAATGAACGATCTTCGCATGAACATTAAGAAGGTCTTAATGGACGATACCTTGCCGCCGGATAATATGTCGGCTCGGTCTGCTACTGAGATCGCTGAGAGATCCCGTGAACTGGCGTCTAACCTTGGTTCTGCCTTTGGACGTTTGATTGATGAGACTATGGTGCCGCTGGTATCTCGCATCCTCTATGTGATGGATCAGGCTGGTTACATTGATTTGCCGCTCAAGGTTAATGGCGTTGAGGTTAAGGTAACGCCGGTGGCTCCTTTGGCACAGGCTCAGAAGCTTCAAGAGGTAAACGATATCGTGCAGTTTATGCAGATTGCCAACTCTCTAGGCCCACAGGGTCAGATGGCACTGTCGATCCCAAGGATCACAGCATTCATTGCCGATAAGATGAACATCAAGCAAGACTTGCTCACCACACCGGAAGAGCAAGAAATGATGATGCAACAGATGCAGGCGCAAGCAATGGCCGAACAAGGGCCGCCGACTGCTGATGATGGTGGAGCAACGATGGAGGCTATGCAATGAGTTCACCCGATGGGTGGGAAGGTTTAACCCAAGCGAAGACCGACAGCCCCAAGGCTGCTGATATAGATGTTCTATACGGCAAGGTGTTCAAAAGCACAGAGGGGCAACGTGTTCTAAGTCACTTGCGCAGTGTTACTATTGAGCAACCGACTTGGTTTCCAGGAGAAGATGCGAGTTTCGGCTATGTTAGGACAGGCATGGCCGAGATGGTTCGCATGATTGAGAAAAGAATAGAAAGGTCAAACAATGGCTGAAGCAATGGCAGAACAAGTGGAGGCTGATGCCCCAATGATTAACGTAGCAGAGCCGGATGCTCCACAAGAGGATGCGCCTGTTGCAGTACATGAGGAGCCGCAGGGGGAGCCTGTTGCTGCTAGTGAGGATGATGAGGCGTTAGAGCGTCCAGATTATTATCCAGAGAAGTTTTGGGATGAGGATGGCCCGGATGTTGAAAAGCTTGCAAAGAGTTACGCAGAGCTTGAGAAAAAGTTTAAGGCCGGAAAACATAAGGCACCGGAAGAGTATGATGTATCTGCACTTGCGGATCAGGGTTTGGACTCTGACGATCCGACTGTCGCCGTATATCAGGATTGGGCTAAAGAAAACGGGATTAGCCAGGGCGCATTCGAGGATCTTGCAGGCCGTGTACTTGCCTTGTCTAAGGATGAGCAAGAGAGCGTACAATACGATCAGCGCGTGGAGATGGAGAAGCTAGGGGCCAATGCCTCTGAGAAGATCCAAATGACCGAGCGTGTCTTGATGAAAGCTCCTCTGAATAACTCGGAGCGTGAAGCGATAGCGTATTCTCTCAACAATGCTGACGCTATCAATGCTTTCTTGAAGTATCACCAGGCGATTACGAATGAGAACATCCCAATCAAGCCTACGATCCAACAAGAGACCATGAGCCGACAAGATCTTGAGGTTGCGATCTCCGATCCTCGCTGGCAAACCGATGCTGCTTGGCGCACCCAGATGGAGCAAAAGTGGTTCCAATCTCAGCAAAAGTGATAGAGACTTGCAATAAATATCGCTTGCGTGTATTTTAGCTGTAACGGCTAACCGTGCTCGGCCCGTTAGATGTAGTAATCTACTGGTTGGCGCGGCCATAACGCGCAAGCGACCGCCCGGAACCTCGGATAACGGAAGCGTTTAATTGAAACGCAAAAGGAGGTTTTTGCAAATGGCGATTAACGTCTCAACCGCGTTTGTTGATCTTTTCGATTCTGAGGTCAAACAAGCGTATCAAGCCGAATCTGTGCTTCGTGGCACAATGCGGACCCGCACCGGCGTTGCCGGTAATACTGTTAAGTTCCCAACAATCGGTAAAGGTGTTGCTACGCTCCGCGTACCACAAACCGATGTTACTCCACTTAACGTCACATACGGCCAAGTAACTGCGACAATGGAAGACTACATTGCAGCAGAATACTCAGACATCTTCCAACAGTCCCACATCAACTTTGATGAGCGTTCTGAATTGGTACAGGTTGTATCTAAGTCTATTGCTCGTCGCATGGACCAGATCATGATCGATGCTCTGGACGACGCTACTGGCACATCTACTGTTGCAACAACAATCGGTGGTGCTGGCACAAACATGAATATCGAAAAGCTCCGCGCTACTGCGAAAGCTATGAACGAGAAGAACGTACCTTCTGAGGGCCGTAACTTGCTTATGCATGCTTCTCAGCTCGATGCTTTGCTCGGTGAAACTGAAATCACAAGCCAAGACTTTGCTTCTGTAAAAGCTCTTGTCCAAGGTGAGATCAACACATTCATGGGCTTCAACATCTTGACAATGGGCGACCGCGATGAGGGTGGCATTCCCAAGCCGTCCACTCGTACTTGCTTTGCCTGGCACAAAGATTCCATGGGCTATGCTGAGTCGATGGCTCAGAAAACCGAAGTCAACTATGTCCCAGAAAAGACATCGTTCTTGGTTAGCTCCATGTTCTCTGCTGGTTCCGTCTCAATCGACGGCGAAGGCATTGTCAAAATTTCTTGCACTGAATAAGGAGAATAAGACATGGCATTCGCAACAGCAAATTGGGCAACAGTTGGCGCTTCTAAAAGCGGCAATGCTCCTGCAATCTATAGCTACAAATCTTCCGGAGATAACAAAGCTGCTATCGCTGGCTCTGGCTATTTCAACGCAGTTGAAGCTCTTATCACTACTGGTGATTGGATCTACACATACGGAAGCGATGGCGGTCAAACGCTTGTAGCAACCAACACATCAGGCGTTATCACAACGGCTGTAATCTAAAGAAAGGGGGAGCTGGTTCCGGCTGGCTCCCTCCACCCTTACGGAGAACGATTATGGCTGCTGGTGATACATCCCTTTCTATCTGCTCTGATGCACTAATATTGCTAGGCGCTTCTCCGATATCTTCGTTCACTGAGGGATCTGACTCGGCTCAGGCTTGTGATCGACTGTATCCAGATCTCAGAGATTCCTTGCTATCAAACTATCAATGGAGTTGGAGCGTTAAGAAGGTGCAGCTGAACCGCCTCTCTACTGCCCCTATTGATGAGTGGAAGTATGCTTACCAGATGCCAGGGGATATGCTCTCCGGCGTTTTGGCCTTATTTACAAGCGCAGGCATTGGCGAAAACCCTGTCCGGTATGGATGGGAAGTTTACGGCGATCAACTATACACAAATTTCGAGAAGGTTTTTATCGACTACCAAGGCACGATTGATGAGAGCAAGATGCCTAATTACTTCGTGCGCCTTCTCCGCACCTCTCTCGCTGCTGAGTTAGCGTTTACAATTACCGATCAGATCAGCAAGTCGGATTACTTCCGTGCTTTGGCATACGGATCTCCTGGTGAGTCAAACCGGGGTGGGCTGATGCGTGAAGCTATGAACATAGACAGTCGTGGCAAGCCGCCGCAGATCATTGAGGATTATTCTCTTATTGATGTGAGATACTAATATGCGGATTATGCAGTTCCAAACGAACTTCTCGGTTGGCGAGCTTGATCCCCTTATTCGCGCTCGAACCGATCTAGCTCAATACAAGAATGCTCTTGAGGAAGCCACTAACGTGATTATCCAGCCGCAAGGCGGGTTTAAGCGGCGTGACGGTATGAAGTTTATCTATGACTTTGGCTCAAGCTTTACTGAGTTCAAGGTAATTCCGTTTGAGTTTAGCGTGGATGATAGTTACCTTTTGGTTTTTGTTAATCAGCGCATTTATGTTTTTAAGTCTGGCGTCTTGCAGGCTAACATCAATGGGTCCGGTAACGATTACATTGCGGCGACAGACATAACCACAGCAATGCTGGATGAGATTAACTATACACAAGCGGTTGATACTCTCATTCTATGCCATGAGGATCTGCAAACTAAGCGCTTGGTGCGCAATAGCGATACGAGCTGGACGCTAGAGAACCTGCCGATCACAAACCTTCCTCAGTATGCTTATGCTTTCGATACGCATATGCCTGACTTCACGATTACGCCCAGCGCTTCTACGGGTAATATTACTATTACTGCCTCTGCGGTTACGACTGATACTGGCACGGCTCAAGGCGGTGCTGCGTCTACAATCACGCTGAAGTCTTCATCAAGCTATACATCTGACGATCAGCCAAACGGGATGTTCATAACATTAACTTCCGGCACTGGATCTGGTCAGACCCGCCATGTTGAGGATTACGTTGCCTCTACAAAGGTGTTGACTGTTTATCCGGCATGGGACACTGCTCCCGACAATACCACCGGATACAAGGTTGAAGCATTTGCACCTTCTGCTGTTGGCGAATATGCCCAGGTGACAAGCACATTTGGCCGCGCTCGATATGTTGAGTATGTATCGTCTACAGTTATGAAAGCTGTAACGGAAGTTGATTTCTTTGACACTGACGATATCGTTGCTGGCTTCTGGGAAAGTGAGCATGGGTACGAAGATGTTTGGTCTAACACCCGTGGCTGGCCGCGATCTGCTGCATTCCATGAAGGCCGGTTGTACTTTGGTGGATCTAAGTCTCGTCCGAATACTATCTGGGGTTCTGGAGTAATCAACTACTTTGACTTCAATGCCGGATCTGGATTGGATGATGAGAGCGTTGAGGCGACAATCAACACCAACCAGCTTAATACTATCGTTAATCTCTTCTCTGGCAATGACTTTAGAATATTCACTACCGGCGGCGAGTTTGTGATATTACAGTCTGGCAATGATCCGATTACGCCCTCAAATTTCTTTGTGCGGCCTCAAACCCGTTTGGGATCTAAGGCTGGCATTCCGATTGAAGAGTTGAATGGTGCATCGATCTTTATTCAGCGCCAAGGTAAATCAATCAACGTGTTCCAATTTGGTGACACCACTGCGTCCTATCAGGTCCAGAACATATCGGCACTAAGCTCTCACTTGCTAAAAGGTCCGGTTGACATGGCTGCGCGTAGGGCTGCGTCTACAGATGAATCGGATCGCTTGTTTGTGGTAAACGGCACTGACGGATCAATGGCGGTTTACTCTATCTTGGTCGGTCAGAATGTTATTGCCCCTAGCCGGTTCGTTACAGATGGTGAGTATATCGCTGTCGGTGTTGAGGTTGCAGATGTTTATGTGATCGTTAAGCGCACCATAAATGGCGCAGATAATTATATGCTCGAGAAGTTTGACCCGGATCTCACGCTGGATAGCGTTAAGAGCGGCGGAGCGGCTTCCTCAGTGACGATGGATCAGTTGCAGGGGGAGACAGTCCAGATCATTAGAGATGGCGTCCTAGAGCCAGAACAGGTGGTCCCGGCTTCCCCATACACGATTACCTTTGCCTCACCAGCTACGTCTAGCTATCAGGTTGGACTGAACTATACAGTCACAGCCAGGACAATGCCTGCGGAACCGGTGCTTTCTTCTGGATCTGTGCAAGGATTTAAGAAGCGGATTATCCAGGTTGATGCTATCGTCAATAGTACACAGGACATGACCATTAACGGCAAACAGGTTTCCTTTAGGAACTTTGGCGAAGATGTATTGGATTCTGCGGTTGAGCCTTTCACTGGCATAAAAACTATGCACGGATTGCTGGGCTTTAGTGGAACGGGGCAGATCACTATCAGCCAGAGCGTTCCGTTGGAAATGATTGTTCTCGGTCTTGAGTATCGATTGAGCGTGGGGAGTTAAGACATGGACGCAATGGCAGTCAT